TCAAGTCCTACCAAAACTATTGCGGAGAACCATGAGTCTTGTCAGGGAATCATTACCTGTGAATGAATGATTAAGTTCTTTGATAATATATTTGCCACTAATCTTCTCATCTATCTTTTTATCGTTACTCAATGGATTTTTTTCTGGAAAGTTTATTTCAATAATTTGACCAACTCTTAATAATGGATTAAATGGAACAGTTACACTCAATTTTTGCGAATTAAAAAATCGGTTGTAATTTATGATAGAATTAGCTTCCCATGGAAAATTATAATTTTCACTAGATTTCCCTTCATAATCTCCACTTGTATCACTTTTAATTGGAGTTGTCTTATTGATTGTGGCAGTTTTTCTTCCTCTCTTATCTATTTTGATTTCTTCAGAACCAAGAGATATTTTACTTCCTGTAGATACTTCTTTAGTTGTTTTGCCAGTAACTAAATCTGTTGTAGTAGTGGCTACCTGACCGCCACCAATACTATTAGACTTGGCAGTTTCAGATTCTCCTGTACTCATAAATCCATGATCTAATATTACGAATTGATTGTCTCTATAGAAAGAAGATCTATTTACATTAGAAACAAAGTAAGTTGCTACAGGTTCTTCTTGCATCAAACTAAACATAGAACGAAAATGATATCCATCATAGTCTTCATAGAATAAGTAACCACAGTCTTCCGTATCTCCTTTTTCTGGTATTGCTCTTTTAGCCAAAGATGGTATAATAGTATCAAATGCTCTTTTGTCTTTAGGAACTCCCGACTCTGGATCCGTTTCCTTCGGGTTTTTAAATGAACCTGCTCTGAACTCATATGTATGTTGAGTTCTCTCAGAATCTATATCTTTAGTTATACCAAGATTTTCTTTTAACATTTTCTCGACGGATTGAGAAATAGCACCTTCAAATTTTTCCTTTATTTGAGTATTAAAGTTTGTCATACAATCTTGAGTGACAAAAAATAAAGTAACTGTCTCTTTCTTACTATCTTTTCTCGCTCCCCCTGATCGATGCATTGAATAATTATCAACATCAACTTGCCAAGGATCAAAACCTTTTCTCTCAAAATTTAAACTTATCTTGACTTTAGATTCTATTGGTAGTGCATCAAAAACACTTTGTGCATTAGCATTTCCAGTGTCTTGATAACTAAGAACTATAGATGTCCCTGGTTTCAATAAATCCTCATAGTAATCCACAGAGATGATACCCGCACGGATATCATAATCATTATCGCCAGTCGCAGAATGTAACTTGGCTTCTGTAAATTTTACCGGTGAGTCTGATGCCATGGGTTATGTGATAATATTGCGAGTCTTTTCTTTAACTAAAACTGCAACTTTAACTGCAGATTTTGATCTTCTCTTTTGGTAAGGAAGAGATTGTGATGTTTTAGTTATGTTAGATTTAACAGAGGATAATGCTGGTGATGGAGAAGAACTGATTTGTGCTGGTGTATTTGTTGGAGATCCAATCTGCTCTGATTGTTCTAAAGTATTACCAGTAATCCCTAACTTATTTAATAACATTCCTAAGGGATTAAATTGCATTTCTTTTTTTTCTTTTGAATCTTTTGAATCTTGTGTGACAGAAGAACTAGATGTAGCGGACGTTGTTGATAAATCAATCTTAGGACCACCAGATCCTATCAACTTCTTCCATGATTGATTTGGATTTTGTGGGACAGGATCGTCTTTTCTTCTTTGTGATGTGTAGTGGAAGAAGTTTCCTCTAGGATGGAACATAATATCACTAGATCCCTTATTAGATAACATGGTTTGGCCTTTGAAATCAGTTCTACCATTTAATAATCTCATTGCAGAAGCAATCTTTGCCTGTCCTTCTGGAGAAGAAAGTTTCTCCGCTAACATAGGATCATCTTTTGCCTTACCTGTATAAACTGCCTCAAATTGTCCTGACTGGAATCCAACAGATCTTACATTATTAGGCCATACAGGAGATGCTATACGGTTGAGGACAGCAGCAGCAACTCCATATTCATCATTTGTATTTCTTGCTGCTTCTCCACTCACAATGTAAGCAAGATCACGGAAGTCTTGTGATCCGATCTTAACTCTTCCACCAGCATTCAGTTCTTGCTCATTATCTTCTCCACCAATCACAGGGTCATTTGTTTTTTCGCCACCAGTCACAGCATCATAAATTGATCCACCAACTAAATCGCCAAGAATGCCACCAGCGATTGTTCCCACTCCAGGGATAGGAATAAGAGTTCCTAAAGCAGCACCAAGAGTTGCCCCAATCGACTTTGCGGCAGCCCTACCTAGAGACTCTCCCATGGCAAGAGAAACAACAAAGTCAACTAATCCACCGATAATAGGAATACGTTTTAAAATTGGTCTTAAGAATTTCAGAGCTAGTTTTGTTCCACTTCTACCAAGAGCAGATGTAATCCCTCTTCTAGCAAGATTAGTAGCACCAGATCTAGCATACTTTCCTCCCAATTGCTTTATTGCTTCCTTTCCAAACCTCTTTTCTGCTGCTTTTCTTCCATATCTGCTAATATATCTTCTTGTAGCTGAGGAACTAGTTTTCCCTGCAGAACCTTTTACACTACCTTTACCACCAAATCCTTTTAGATCATCACTAAACATTATCATAGCAGTTCCAAGTGTTATAGCACCAGCAATAACATTACTAAGAACTCCAGAGAACTCATCAAATCTTTCAACACCTTTGTCTCCAAAGATTGTTCCAGTCAAAGATCTCAACCCATCATATGTTTGATATGCCAGATCAATCGCTCCAACAAAAGCATTAAAAACAAATTGACCAATTCCTTGTATCCATGGTCCAACTATTTCAAAGAAACTAAAAGCAGCAGTTAAAAATTTAGGGAACCACTCTACGATATTTTCTAATACATTCTGAATGAAGTCAAAAATACCCCCAATTCCAGATGTCTTATCTGATAACTTCCCAATCAACCAGTTGAGACCAGTTAAAGCCAAGAATTGAAATATTCTATCAACTAGATTTGGTTTTGATGGTTTTGGAATCTTGAGACCATCTTCTTTTTTCCTTTCTTTTTTTTCTGGTTCAGTCTCTAATAATTTTTCAGTTTTTATTTTTTCTTCTGCGGCTGGTTCTGCTTTGAGTTGATTTATTTGTATCCTCTCTGTTCTGATTCGAACCTCTTGTATTTCATTTAATTTATTTGTAATCGTAATTATCTTGTTATTACTTTCGGATATTTTTTTCTTTACAAGAGCACCCCCACCTATCTTCTTGTCTTTTAATGTGACGAGTGAAGAAGATGCAGTAATCTTTGCGATCTTTGATTCTTTAGGAGCTAGTAGTGACATCTAACTATGCCCCCTCAATACCATACAATTTTTCATACTTCCAATCATATAAAACAATAGAAGTTGGACCACTTCTAACCATGGTTTCTGTCATTCTATCTTGTGGGCCACTTCTTTTATCAACAGTTTCTTCAGATTGAGGTAATCCTTTTACTGATGCAGATGATTGCTCTTCATCTTCTTCCATATCAGTTGGCGTTGTTGATGCAACTTGACTCATCTTAGTGTTTGTTATTGTACTTCCTATTGGAGAAGAATTAGGATCCAAGTTCAATTCTCTAAGAAGTTCTCCAAGACCACCACCAATAGCAAATCCACCTTGATTGGTTTTTCCTGGGGTTGATCCTGGATCAGTGTCACTATACTCTCCAATAGTTCCCTCACCACCAAGTCTTAATCCATGAGCAAAAGAAAACATATTTTGTTCTGTTGGTGGGCCACCACTAGTGTTCTGATGTAATATCTTTCCTTTCTTATCTGAGGCTATGGATACGTGAGTAATAGCACCAGGACCGTAATTTCCATAGGTATTCTTGTGTAGGACAATATCTCCCGGCTTTAAAGAACCACTATTTCTTATTACAGTTCCAAGATCAGAACCTGCAAAAGAAGCTGCTGAGTTTAATGAAGTAGCCCATACACTACCTGGTCCTATTTGCGGATCTAGGTCCGCTGTAGTCGTTGTTTGGTTAGCAGCGGGGTGATTTGCCATACCAAGAACCATACGCACCCAGGAAGCGCAAGGAGGACTTGCAGGACCTCTCCTGCCACTGCTGACGGCATTCTTTGCTGCCGCTACTATGGCACTACCACCATCAGTTTTTTCTACCTTTGTTGTTCCACCAGACCTACCAGTTTTTCTAGCCTTTCCTCTCCCATCCTGAGACTTAACTCGTCCACCTTGATTGTAATTTGATACGAAGTTATTAACATCCCCACCTTCATTGTAGTTTGATACAAATTTATGAATATTATTAGCACCTATAGCATCTACTGCTGGTCTTTGGATTACAAAAGAACCTTCTCTCAGTTCGGTTCTTACCGTATCAACATTTGGTCCTCTTCCTGGTATCAATCCGCCTTGATTATAATTTCCAGCATCATTGATTGCATGTAATGTTGGAGCACCAATCTTCTTAGCCTGATTTGGTGAGATTACATACTCGCCTTTTGTCAGCATAACTGGAACCATACCTCCTTGGTTGAAAAGTCCTCCCATAGGAGATCCAGTTATTCCACCAAAATCTAAAGTATCATCTAATTGAGTTCTTCCTTCTTCCGCATCGGGATCATTAGACTGTGTTGTTGCCTGACTTGCTAATCCAAGCGCAGCACCACCAATTGCAAGAGTCCCTCCAACAGCCGCAGCAGCTACTGGATTTGCTGTAACTAGATTCGCTAAACCTTTTACTCCCCTTACTCCAAGTTTGGCGGTAGCTATTGCCAACTTAGTAATTAATTTTGCCAGTTTTGGAATAGATCTAACAACAGTAGCACCAAGTTTTACTGCCAGTCTAACAATTGAGTTGCTCCATAGTAAAAGAACTCCACCAACTCCGAAGAATACTTTCCAGTTATCTTTCAAAAATCTCCCTAAAGTGCTGAGTCTCTCTTGATTCTTTGGATCATTGAACCACTCTCCAATACTACTGAAAAAGTTTTTTACTTTATCTATTTTTTCTTTATTGGCTGGATCAGTGAACCACTTGTATGCAGAACCAATTACAAAATTGAGAGCAGTTAATTTTAGGTAATCAAATATTCTTTGAAATAAACTTTTGACTGGTGCCAGAATTTTATCCGCAGCCTTCATCAAAGGAGATGGACTTTCTTTCTTCTCTATAGAATCTTCTTTCTTTTGTTTTTCCTCTTTATCTTCTTTCTTAGCGATTAATGTTCGTTCTTCTTCTTGAAGTTTTCTCTCCTCTTTTAAATTAAAGTTTAAAGTTTTTACAAGATTGCTTAGAAGTTTTCCCTGTGTGTTGACAATTTCCGTAGTGCCAGAATCACTTTTGACTAATGCACTTTCTTTTGTTTGAGAAGGTCCTTCTTTCTTAGTAGCTCCAGGAAGCATCTTACGCTTCTCTTTGATTGGAGAATTTAAATTATTGTTGTTTATTTTTACTTTCTTAGTCTTTACTTGAAATCTACCTTTCTTATTTCTTATTCTGCTCCTCTCATTCGCAATCAAAGCAAGTTCTTCTTGAGGTAAATCAGACTTAGCACCCTTTACCAGAGATTCTCTAAGAGCATTATGATAAGTAATATAATCCATCTCGACCTCTTCTGGATTGAGGCCGAGTATTCTTAGAATTCTTTCATCTACCTGTTCTTTTTTAATACTTGCTGTTGGCATTCTGTTGTGCCTTTAGTTTCTCAGTTTCGATATGAGCTTTAAGCATGTCAACATATAGATCTCTCTCCCATGGCATCCAGTTTTCTATTTCTGTTAGAGAATATTTATGGAACTGGACGAGAGCAAAGTTTAACTCATAGTAACTTTGTAAATCAATATGAGACATTCCTAAGCGAAAAAACTTGCCAGTCCTTCCAGAGTCACTTCACTTTCAACTTTTGTATTGGGATTAGTAATCTTTGTGGTATAAGAAAGTTTTGGCATTGTCTCAAAGAATTTTTCAATTTCTTTGAATTGCTTCGAACTTAATTGATCAATAAACTCACGAAGTTCTTTCTTAGAGGAATCTTTTCCTTCCCAAATTTCTTCATCATTATAGATTTTATCTATACATGATGCGATAAGATCAAAGGAAGCTTCCACAGTGTCATCACTACCAGTCTCAAAATTACTCTTAATGAACTCATCAAGAGATGGGAACTTAAGTTTTAGTTTAAGACTATCATCAATATCAATCGTGTCATTATTTTCATCATCAATCAGAACCATGATCTCATGAAGACCAATTTTCTTTTTAACCTCTGTCTCACCATCATCAGGACAAATCAAATTAACTTCAAGTTCTTCCCCAACAGACTTACCACGAATATTTAAGAACAAATATTCAATATCAAAAGTTGGCAAAGTATCTACTTTAACACCTCTTGTCATCACACATTCTTTAATTACATTCTTCACCGCAGTAGTAATCTGCTTTTGATTTTGGCTCTGAAGTGCAACTAACAGAAGTTTTTCTTCTTTAACTAAGAAGGGTCTGTACTTAACAGTCTCTCCAGACGATGGCAAAACCAATTCATAAGTTGGCGTAGCAATTTTTGGTAAAGGCATAATATCCCATAAAATAATTCAGGTTGTATTTATTTATTCTTGTTTTTTAAAACTCAAATGAAGCACCACCACCCAAATCAAAACTGTTTTGTCCAGTTCTAACTGGAGCATCTTTAGTGTTCGATGGTTTTGATTCTATGGTTGGTGCTGGTTTTGGTGCTGGACGACCACCATAAATTCCACCAGGTGCTCTCATTCTGTTCCGCATACCCATGGGTTTCTTAACAGCAGGTGTAGGAGGCTCTTCTCTAACCAATTCCTGGGATGGAGCATTTGGATTATAATTGGGTTTTGTTTCTGCTTTCCTCTTCTTTGGATTTACAATATATCTATCATACGCAAACTCCACGGTTACTTTTGTAAATTCTGATTGACCATAGGCAACCGGAACAGAAGTTACATTTTTGGGGAATGCTTGTATGAATTGATATGTTAATGTATTTGCGTATCCAGAACCTCTATAATTCTTTTCGAATTTTGTAATAAAAATAGTATCACATTTATATTCCTCTGGAAATCTCATTCTGTAATAATGAGCGGGGTGTGATTGACTATATTCATTTTCTTCTTTTGTGATATACTCCTGCCAACCTTCAAAGAACATTAAACTCTTATGATCTAGAGTTTCATAAAATGTAAGAGTTAATGATGGATATATTCTAGTATGAGCAAATACTTCCGTTCTTCCCTGATAGTGGCCATTAACTTCCAATGTTCCAAAACTAGTCGCTGGAAGTGATGCCTCAGAACATAAAAGACCAAGTTCCCTTTCTCGAAAAAGATCAGTTCCAATTGCAATTGGAAATCCAGAAAAAGAAACCTCAAAAAGATTGGCAATAGATCCAAGAATTGATTTTGGTAAAACATGTCTTGGATCTAGAGAATTTCTCTCATGCCCCGCACCATACATGGTGGGTTCTGGAGCTTGACCCGCCACTGATCCAGATCCAGTAGTGCTTTGTGTAAAGGGTGCCGTAGCTTCTGGATCTAAGAATGCTCCACGAATTCCATCTGTAACTGCTTTAGAGGACTGCAACTGCTGCCCAAAAGTAGTTTTAGGGGATTTAAATAATTCTGGATTTACAGTATCACCAACTTTTGCTGGACCGTAAAGTTGATCTTCTGTGTTTATATCGTATTTTTTTGGAGCCATCTAAATAAAAAGAAAACTTAAACTGTGGCGTATAAAGGAATATATAAACCTTCTAATCATAAAAAATATTTGGGAAACCCAAGTAACATTATTTATAGGTCATTATGGGAAAGAAAGTTCATGGTCTATTGTGACCAAAGTGCTCACATTCTTGAATGGGCTTCTGAAGAAATATCTATACCCTATGTATCTCCAATTGATAGGAGGAGACATAAGTATTATCCAGATTTCTATATCAAATATCAAACAAAAGAAGGAAAAATAAAAAAATCATTGATTGAAATAAAACCAAAGAAACAAACTCAGAAACCAACAAATAAAAAAACAAAGAGTTACATTACTGAAAGTAAAACATGGGTTGTCAATCAAGCAAAGTGGGCTGCAGCAGAAGAGTTTTGTAAAGACAATCGCTGGGAGTTCAAGATCATGACTGAAGATGATTTGGGAATCAAGTATAAATAACAAAAAAGACTAAAAGATATGTCCAGAAGGGCACAGGTTAAAAAATTATCACAACAAAGACTAACTCAAAGGTTAGACGCTAGAGACACTACTCAACGGTCTGCCAAAATGTCTAGTCTTGGAGCAGATTATAAACGTCAAGAAATGCTTACTGCTCAACAGGCAAGGGCTCATCAAATAAGAAATGGTCAAGTTCCAACACATGGTGTTCCTATTGGTGGTGGAAACAGTGCAAACTATGTACCTCCTGCTGGTGGTCAAGGGACAAAACCCGGATCGTCAAAAGATGATACTGCGCGAAAAATTACAAATCCTCCTCGTCAATCAGAACCACCTCTAAGGTATCCAAAAGGTCTTGGAAATTCCACTCAAGATCTGATTAAGTTTAGTGCTATAGAATACAAGCCTGCTGGAAAAGGTTTAATATCTCCTTCAGGAAAAGTTTCTGAAAGATTTAAAGAATTAAGATCTGATGGGAGCCAAAAAACTCTTATAGATATCTACCTTCCAATACCTCAGGATATAAACTCAGCAAACACTGCAGGGTGGAGCGATAAAGATTTTAGCGCAGTTTATGCTGCTCTCTTTAGAGCATCAAAAGGTGCCGGAGACATTGGTGCTGGGACTAATACTTTTGATGGCGTAAGACAAGAAGTTGCTACAGCACTTCAAGAATCTGGTTTGATGGGAAAAGAAGGTCTTGACCTTATCACAACAAAGGTTGGGTCAGCAGCTGCAAATGCTTTGACCGATGCTGGTGTTGGATTGGATGATATTTTGTCAAGGCAGGCTGGAGTTATTATTAATCCTAACAAAGAACTTCTTTTTAATTCAGTTTCTCTCAGAGAATTTGGATTTAGTTTTGTATTTACTGCAAGAAGTAAACCTGAGGCCAATGAAATAAAAAAAATTATTCATGCGTTTAAAAAATACTCCGCACCAAAAACTGGTTCAACCGGATTTTTCTTAGCATCTCCAGATGTCTTTCAAATATCATATCTACATCAAGGAAACCAAGAACACCCATTCTTGAACAAATTTAAGGTAGCTGCTCTTAAGAGTGTGAATGTTAACTATACTGGAAGTAGCACTTACTCTACATATACTGATGGTACGCCAACACATATTATTATGTCTTTATCATTCTCTGAGATTGAACCAGTATACTATGAAGACTTTATGGATGAAAAAGGAATGTTAGGTACGGGATACTAATCATGGCATATTATTTCAGAAGGATACCAAATTTTACTACCTCATCAAGATTGAATAACAGAAGTTCAAATCTTGATACCACAGAAGTAAAAAATATTTTCAGAAGATTCAAGTTAAGAGATGATATTGCATCAGACTTTGCTGCTTTTGAACAATATAACATTAAAGGTGACGAAAGACCTGACCAAGTTGCCGATCTTTTCTACGATGATCCAACTTTAGACTGGGTAATTCTTACAACAAATAATATTATTGATCAAAGGTATTCTTGGCCTATGTCTGATTATGAATTATATGAATATGCTTATAAAAAATATGGTGAAGATATCAATGCGATTAAACATTATGAAACTTATGAAATCGTAGATTCTTCAGATACAGAAAGAGTTGTTCTTGATGCTGGATTAATTGTTGATGCAAACTTTACTTTCAAGTTTTATAATCCAACCACACAAAGTTATTCTGAATTGTCTAATGAGTTTGTTGCAAAACCAATTACAAACTGGGAGTACGAAACTAGACTTAATGATGAAAAGAGAACAATTATAATTCTTAGAAGGACATACCTAGATAGAGCAATTCTTGATAGCATAAGAGAGCTCAGATATAAAAAATCTTCAGATTACATAAGTAGTAACCTGAAGAAATCTTCTAATATTAGATTAGGTTTCTAAAATCAATCTTCAGCAAGTTTCTGAAAATAAGAGAGAGCATCATCTTCATCTTCATCCCGCTTTGTTGGGGTGAGATTATTCAGTTGCTCTTTGATATCAGAGGGTAGTTCACCAGTCTGTGCTGTTTGATTGAAGTTAGGTGAGAAAGAACCACGACCTTCGCTCTCATCTTCAAGTTCTTCATCGTAACGAGGACGAGAAGACTTTTGTCCAAGAACCATTTTCAGTCGAGTTTCAAGTTGCTCATAAGTTTTGAACTGATCTTCTGCGGTGATTGCTGTAAGGGAATACTGTTTCTTCCAGATGGCTTCAAGAGCATCGTCGTCATCCAGGAGTGGTGCAACGCGATCAAATTCTGAGGAGTCATAGTTCCAATAACCAGCGACTTTTTTCAGTTTCAGTTTAAAGTTAGCACCCTGCCAGAAGTCAAAAGGATTAATTGCTTCTTCATCTTCAAACTCAGGTTGCATAG